GTCTTTGCCGGAGGCTTTTTGATGCGGCGCGTCGGCACGGTCGCGTGCCGGGATGAGGGCGACGCGGCCGCCGACGAACTCGACCATGACGGTCGTCGTGGTCAGGTTCTTTTCGCGCCACATCGGATCAGCGAGCAGGCGCGACGGGACGTTGGGCTTTTGGGTGACGGCCTCGTCCAGTTCTTTCTGGGTGAGACCAAGCATGGCTAATGCAGTCATGGGTTACTCCTTAAATTTTTGGCATTAAAAAGCCCCTGAGCGGGGTTGAGGTGTTGGGTTTAGGCTCGCAGCAGCGGGTTCGGTCGGGTTTCCGGCGCTGCTCCGCCCTCGTAACTGGCGGACATCACCGCGCTCTGTTTCGCCGATAGCTGGATTTGCTCAACCAGCGCGGCAAAGGTGTCGTCGTCGGCTTTGGCGAGTTTGGCGGCGCGCTCGCCCTCAACACCGAGGGCAGAGAGTTGCGCCAGTTTCGCAGCACGCGCCTGTTCGGCGAGTTGCTGTTTCAGGGTTTCATTTTCAGCGGCGAGGCTAGCTTTCTCGGCGGACAACGTCGCCACCTGTTGTTCAAGTTCCTTGTTCATTTCTGGCTCCTGGTTGGGTTTGGTAAGTGAGAGGGAGAGGATGCGGGCGCTGGTATCGGCATCAACGCCGGTCGGGGTGAATGACACCTCGCGGATGACGCCATCCGCCAACACCGTAACGTCGTCAACGGTAATCGCTTGTCCATTGACAACGTCGCCAGCGTTACGAGTCAGTGTGCGGCGGCTCTCGATGTGTACACTCATCTGCCACTCCAGCCCCTCATCGGCGGCGGAGACGATGCCGTCGGCGTGCTCGTTACAGAGCATCTCACCCTCGACGATGAGGGCATTGCCCTCGCGCATGAGGTGTCCGTAACCGACGACGCGGTCGCGGTCATGGTTGTGCAGCAAGGGGATTTGCTTGCCGGTGAATTGCAGCGTGTCGAGGTCAATGGCGATGCTGTCGCCAAAGTAGGACAGCACCCCGCCTGCATAGGCAACGCCGCGCATCTTGCGCCGCTCGTCAACAGAGAGGCGGGCAATGCTTAGGGTGATGCCGCTCATGCAAAGCCTCGTTGTGTGGCGATGGACGTGTTGAGCGCGATGCCCTGCGCGTTGCAATGTGCGACCAACGGATGCAGCGGCTTGGTGTCATCAAAGGCATCAGCGGCGACACCCGTCAGCTTGTCGATGAGGATGGTGGCGTTGCGGATAACGCACGGCACTTGTGCGTCCTTGTCAGCATCGGCCAGCGCAAAGGCGACTACCGCACCCGGTACTACACTCGCTGGGATGGTCGGCAGGGTCGTACCTTTGAACGGCTCGTATCCTTTGTCGGTCAGCACCAGCACCTCGCCTGCCTTGACCGGTTTTGCGGCCTTGACGCGGGTGCGGCTGTTGGTCGGGTGCCCTTCCCAGTGCAGGAAGGACGGCTTGTCGTACTGGATGGTTTGCGTTGTCATGGATTACTCCTTGGTTTGGGTATAAAAAAGCCCGCATTAGCGGGCGGTGATGAACATATCGGGTTGTATTTTCTGCACGATGTCGGCAAGGCGCTTGCGGATGCCGGGCTTTTCCTGCTTCCACAGGTTCAGCCCCCTGCCGCACAGGCTGGCATTCGCCTTGCCTGTGGCGTAATCCAGCAGCGCCTGATGGTATTGGGTGGTGAGGATGCCGCGCTCGTGGTTGTGGCGCTCGATGATGTCCAGCACCCAGCGACGAAACTCCTTTGCCTTCTTCGAGCGGGCGAACATCCCCAGCAGATGCGCACCGCGCAGGCTGAAGACGCGCACTTTCTGCCTGCCGCCCGCACCCTCCATTTCAATCAGCGCAGTCATGCTGTCGGTAAATTCTTCAGCATGGCGGCGGTAGAGGTCGCGCACCCGCGTTACAAAGGGGGTCGCAGTTTGCGACCCCCTTTCGCCGGACGGGTAAAGCGCCGCCGCAATGTCGTTTACGGTCAGCCATTTGTCGCCGTTGCGGTCAATCACACGCAGGCTTGTGCCGCCAAATATCAGGTTTGCCATGTTTAACTCCTTTGAGGAATAAAAAAAGCGCGGGAGGTTGGCTATCTCTCGCGCCCATAAAAAAGCCCCGCGAGGGGGCTTTGGTGCAAATATGGGGGAATCCCACATTTGGGGGGTCAGAATGTGGCGCCTAGCTCCAGTAGCTCGTGCATGCCATCGCTATATTGCTGACGCTCCTCTACTGTCGCTGTGAATGGGTTGAGTGGTTCCCCGCCTCCCATTGTCCGCATGCGCGGTGCATAGGGATAAAGCTCCTCTGGGAAATCGTCTTTATGCGGCGCGATGCTGAAGATACAGGCTGCAAACTGTTTGGCGTTGTGCATTGGGTCGGTAATGCGCACCGGGATAAACATATTGGCGCTATCGCTCCATTCCCCGCCTTGCCGCCCAATCGCGGTAGCACGCTCAATTTCCTTGCGCGCGTCGCCATCGTCGCCGCGCAGTTCTCCGGATGTCAAATCCAGCACGAACGCCGCGCCTCTGAAGGTAAATTCCAATGTTTTCACGGGGTGAACCTCGTCAATAATCCTACTCCCAAGTATAGCATTTCACGGTCATTGTCCAGCATTTTTTTCAGCAGATGGACGTCACCACCGAGCAACGCCTGGAATGTCATCGTCAACACTTCTCGTGGCTGAGGATTGTCATCGTCTCCATAATTGCGCCCAATATAACCATCCACAAAGCTATCCTCACGTCCAACTTCAGTACGGGAATAATGTGATGTGCCTTTATCCTTTGCAAAATCTGCCAAGGGTTTTGTTTTCTCCCCCGCAGTCCGGTCAAGCCAGAACTGTTTGAAATAATCATCCAGTCCGGAAACTGTTCTTTGCAGCCGGTGTCCATATTCATGAATGCTTATTCTGGCCGCGTTGTACGCCACCTCTTTACCCGTCATTTCGTTCAAATAAAGCAAACTGTCGCCAGTTTGCAATTGTTCGGCGAACTTGGAGAATACACGCAACCCTTGAGAATTCAGCCATCTTTTGTTTTTCACCACTAAAGACATTCTATCGTCTATAAACAAGTGGTATCCACGGTCGGTCAAATTGCGGATATACACCGTCCCCGTACTATTCGCCTTGTTAACCCATGAAGCAGGATACCTCCCGATTATTTCATTGAATTTTTTAACCGCATCACCTTCAGCCTTGGCTTGTGCGCCGGTCTCTACACCTTCGCGCTTCATGACTGCCAATAGCGCATTCAAAAACTCATCCCGCCTCTCCGGGATGGCGTCATCCATCTGGTGCGGCAATATATCTTGTAGCCAATCAAAATTGACGCTATCCAATAAGTCTGAGTGCTTTTCCCATATTTCTTCGCCCATTTTGGCAACATCTCGCCAGTTTTCCGGCGTCGGGAATGGCGGCGACGGCTCCGTGTATGCAGCTTTGCCCAATCCAGCCTTCGCTTCTTTTTGGCGCAGGTAGTCGGTGAGGTCGCGGCGCTCTGGGCTACCCCAACCTTTATCGGCTGCCGCGGTATGGCTGACGCCGTGCTTGTCTTCCCATGTGGGGAGGTCGGCAGGCGCACCGTTGTAGCCGAGCGCCTTTGCCTGTTTTTCAGACAGGCTCACCATCGTGCAGCGGCAGTTGTGAACAACGATATTTCCCGCTACAATTAAACCGTTTTTAGTTTGGAAATCATAGACATGACCGGAATAATGGAATCTTCTCACACCAGCAACCGACGTTTCGGCAAACCCCGTAACATCCTGCCGGATGCGGTCGTAAACAGTATCATCAAGGCCTATATTGCCGGGGAGAGTGAAAACAGTCTCGCCAAGCGCCACGGCGTCAGCCGTCAGGTTATCCGTCAACGCCTGTTGTCGCATGGTGTTACACGGCGCAGTCAGAGCGAAGCGGAGACCGTCAAGTGGCTCACCATCAAAGCCGCTCCCGGCGGCACGGAGCGCCAGTTGTCCGCCGCGTGGGGAGCTGTGCGTGAAAAGGCGCGCCCCCTGCGTGAACGCATCCTTAATGAATACCGCGATGTATTTAAAGGCGGCAAGAGTCGTGTGGCACAAACTGTTGGCTGTTCGCGCAGCAACGTTAGCCGCATCATCCGCGAAGAGCAGCCGCTGCGCCATGTCAAACTGCGCCGCGCTGTCGCCCGCGAGCTGTCCGGTAAATCTGGCACCAGCCCCTACGAGGTGGAATTGCTCGATGCCATGCAGGCCAGCGGCCTGCATCCGTGCTATCAAATGCGCGTCGCGACCTGCAACGTGGACTTCGCTTTCCCTGAGGTGCGCGTCGCCGTGGAACTGGAACGCCGCTATATCCGCGATTCCAAATCCATTCGCCCGAAGCGTCTCAAAGACATCTTCGACCGGGGATGGCGGGTACTGGTCGTTGAAGACCCGCGCAAGCAGGGGATTGACTACGCCGCCGTATGCAAGCAGGTAATCGCCTTCCTTGACTTGGTGCGCGGGCAACCAGCCGCGACGGGTCAATACGGGGTGATTGGCCGTGACGGCAAGACGGTCTCCCGTGCCAGCAGTTATCTCGACGGCTTCACCCGTATAGCGGGATTTTAACCCCAGCTCAAATTCACCCCGCACCGTGGTTCCAGGCAGGAAGCAGTTAAAGCCAAGGGGCGGCGCCAGCTGCTGCCAACGCTCCTCATCCACCGGCATCATGAGACCATGCAGAGCGTGGTGTGCTGGCCGGGTGCGACGGTCATTGATGGCAACGTAGCGCAGGACGGGGCGGCGCTCGGCGTGTGCGCGGAAGTGCGTCCACTTGGCGCCGTTGTAGGACGATATCATCGCCGTGCGAAATACGGTCTCCTGGTAGTGTTTCGGGAGCGCCAGCATCTCCGGGGTGAGCGCCTGTTGCCATTCGCGGAAGCTCTTGCCCTCTGCCAATGCTTTGACCAGGCTCTGCTTGACCTGCTCAATTTGCTCAACATCGCTGATCTTCGACAGCGTCCACGCCTCCTGACGCAGATGTTCCAGTCGCGCGTAAAATTCCGCCGACGGCTCAACGTCGCGGGCGCGCAGGTAATCGGCTGCAGATGGGTAATTTGCCATCAGTATCGCCCCTTGTCTGCATGGACGTAGCCCTGCGCCGCTGCCAACGCCAACGCGCCCGCCAGCCCGTCGGGGTACTGGCTGTCGTGC